GTTTAAAAACTGCTTGGTTCTTGGGAGGAGTTGGAAGTGAAATCACTGGTTATACTACATCAAATGGAATGGTAACTGCTATTGGTGGAACTGGAACTTGGTTTCAATTCCAATTACCAAAGCAATCCGCTTCATTAACAGAAAACTTGGGTGTAAATACTACATCACAGTCGGTAACATTCCAACCTGAACTGGTTCTGAACTTACCGAAATTAGACACAACATTACGAGATGTTGTGGTGGATTTGGTTTCACAAAACGAAGTATATGCTCTTGTAGAAGACAACAACAACCGTTACTGGTTAGTGTTCCTTGATAATGGAGGAATTGTTTCTGCTAGTTCATTACAAACTGGTATGGCTTACACAGATTTAAATGGAGCATCTGCTCTTACTATTTCTGGTGGTGAACCTACATCAATTAGAGAAGTAGATGTAACTACTACTATCGCAGCGGTATTCACTGCGGGTGGTTTTACATTCCAATCTTAATAATTAAACTTAAAGGGGGAGTTAAATGCTCCCCTTTTATTAGCCAAAAAAAAGTATTATATGATTAAATGGGGAGGTAAAAATTGGAGACCTGGTAGTCCTGCTAAAAGACAACCAATCAATCAATCTATTGAAGAGTTAATGAAACCTTTGGGTGAAAAACTACATAAGGGTAATGTGTGGCAAGTGGTAATGAATGTTCCTCAAGAAGCACCAAGTCCTAGTCCAACTAGTTCACCTATTCCTGTAACTCCGACACCAACAAACACACAGACACCTACTAATACAGTGACTCCTACTAATACAGTGACTCCAACACCAAGTGTAACTGCTACACAGACAGGCACACCAACACAGACACCAACAAACACAAATACTCCTACTCCGAGTATTACACCAACGAATACGGTAACTCCTACTCAAACTACGACACCAACCGTAACCCCAACCCCAAGTTCTACACCACCAATACCAAGTGGAACAACTGAAGCAAATGCTTATTTATCTGCTGTTGTTGCTGCTGGTGGAACTGTAACATCACCTATGTCTGCTGCTACAAGAACATTATTCACATCACTTGTTAGTAATGGATTGTATAATAAGATTATCGCTATGTATCCATATATTGGCGGAGTTTCCGCTTCTTGTAGTATTGAAGGTAAATTACAAACACAATATAATGTGACTTATAATGGTGGATTTACATTTAATTCATCAGGAGCTACTCCTAATGGAACTAACGGTTGGGCTACAAATAATATGTATCTTAATACGGCTATGACCTTAAATAACGCAACCTTGTTTACTTATCTTGGAACAGATAATCTTAGTTTCGGTGGTGATTATTGTCTTGATTTTGGAACTGCGGATAGTTTTGGAGTAAATGCGTTAATGGCGTGGATTGGTGGTTCATCACAACCAGACTCAAACTCTTATTTCTACAATAATGATGATTCAGCGACAAGAATATTCATAACAAATGCGGCATTAAATGGTGCTTTTGGTCTTTTTGGATATAATAGAACATCATCAACAAACTTTAATGTTTGGAAAAATGGTGTTAAATTGGCAACAAATACTAATACGAATACTCAAGTATTACCTTCAATTAAACCATTATACATGCCTTGTCCAGGTAATAGCATAATTACTTATGTTAGTAAATGGACAACAAGAAGACATCAATTTGATATTGTAATTCAAGGATTAAACGATACTGAAGCCGTGGCTTTATCAACAATTATAAACACATTCCAAACATCTTTGGGAAGAAATGTATATTAAAAAAATATGAAAGTAGTATTATTAACAGAACCAGAAAAAGATAGTTTAGTTGGACAATTAGTTCAACCAAATTGGTATTTTAATCCAGTATTAGATTGTAATAATAATTGGATTATATCAGAAGAAGAAGTTCAAAACTCAATTTATCCTGAACACGAATGGATTAAATCTATGCCATTAATTGATTGGTGTGAACCTGAAAGACCACCTATTCCACCAATAAACTAATATGTATGTAGTAGATGGAATTGCTTTTGATGAATATTATGTTGAAAGTGTTTTATTAAACCTTATCAGTTGTGTTATTACATTAAATGTTATTTATCATAAGGACCAAAAAAGAATAACAAGAACAAAACAATTTATATTTCCAACGACTTGTGATGTTGATATAAATGAATACATAAAAAAAGTAGAGACGATAATAAATGCCTGAAGTATTTTATAGAAAACAATTTAGTTATTATTTAGGGGAACAAAGAGCTATAGATGATATTGTAAAAGAATTTGTTCCAATTCCAAGTCCTACTCCTACCCCGAACTATTGTATGTCTGGTATTACAGATTTTACATTATGGTTTTATACTGATTGTTGTGGAACTTATGTATCAGGAACTACTATGGGTTTATCTATCTGTTATGATAATAGATATGCCAAAGATGGTATTGCTGGTTCTTATGGTCCTTGTTCAACTCTTTGTATAACCCCAACTCCGACCCCTACACCGAGTATTACTCCAAGTGTGACTCCTACTATCACACCAACAACAACTACGACCAGCACCCCTACAAATACGCCTACGACAACAATAACTGCTACTCCAACTAATACTGGAACTCCAACGGTTACGCCTACCAATACTCAAACGACTACACCAACTACTACACCTACAAATACGCCTACGACAACAATAACTGCTACTCCAACTAATACTGGAACTCCAACGGTTACTCCTACCAATACTCAAACGACTACACCAACTGTTACTCCAAGTATTACGCCAACAAAAACGCAAACACCTACACCTACCACTACGCCTACAAACACACCGACAAATACTAATACTCCAAGTGTTACACCAACTAATCCAATATGTGATACATTAGTTATATCATCATCAAATTTTGCTCCACTTGATGGAACTTATGATTTAATAAATGGTGGAGCACCAGTTTATTTGAAATATCAAACTGGCACAACATATATTTGGACTATTACTTGTTCTTCTTATGGTGGAAATGATTATACTGCTTGGAAAAATCAAAGTGGAAATGGAATTTTTATATTTAGACCAGAAGCTAATAGATATGAATCAATACAATGGACTGGTGGTAAAAATTGTAATAATGGTCAAAATAGTTTAGTTATTAATGGATATACTAATACAGGATTTACTTATAATGGAGACATATATCCACAAGATGGTGTTATGACCTTTGGAGGAATAGTAACATACCCTGATTGTCCTGGTTATGTAACCCCAACTCCTACCCCGACTAATACTAATACTCCAAGTATTACACCAACTAATACTCAAACACCAAGTAATACACCTACAATATCATTAACACCGACTAACACACAGACACCAACTAACACACAGACACCAACTAATACTGGAACTCCAACGGTTACGCCTACCAATACTCAAACCAGCACACCAACTGTTACTCCAAGTATTACGCCAACAAAAACGCAAACACCTACACCTACCACTACGCCTACCAACACACCAACTAATACTGTTACTCCAAGTATTACACCAACAAATACAACGACACCAACGAATACTCCAACTCCAAGTTCTACACCACCAATACCAAGTGGAACAACTGAAGCAAATGCTTATTTATCTGCTGTTGTCGCTTCCGGTGGAACTGGTATTACATCTACTGTTTCAGCAGCGACTGTAACATTATTCACATCACTTGTTAGTAATGGGTTATATGATAAGATTATCACTATGTATCCTTATTTAGGTGGTGTTGCTGCTTCTTGTCTTATTGAAGGTAAATTACAAACACAATATAATGTAACTTATAATGGTGGTTGGACTTTTAACGCTTCAGGTGGGACACCTAATGGAGTGTCTGGTTGGGCTACAAATAATATGTTTGCCAATACAGGTGTAACATTAAACGATAATAGTATGTGGACTTACATAGGAACTAACCCTGTTGCTTCATCATATCTTGGTGAAATTGGAACAAATGATTATTCCGCAGCAAACCATTTACTTACTATTGTTGCTGGGACTAATACATCAATTGATTCTGGAGCTTATTTTGATAATGCTAATAATGTTAATAGAATAAACATTTCATCAGCTGTAATTCCAACCGCATTAGGATTCTTTGGTAATAATAGAACATCATCAACCAACTTAAATGCTTGGTATAATGGAACTAAAGTAGGAACAAGAACTGCGACAAATACTAGTTCATTACCATCAGATAAGTTTGAATTCCCGGTTAATGGTGCTACATTATTAAATTTTGGTGTAAGAAGACATCAATTTGATATTATAGGAAAAGGATTTAACGATACTGAAGCTGCGGCTTTATCAACAATTATAAACACATTCCAAACATCGTTAGGAAGAAATGTATATTAAAAAATAAGATGGTTCAGATAGAAGCAGGAACATTTAATGAGGTGGTTGCCACTTGTTCAAGAAACAAAACCCTAACCGGTAATGTTACTTACTTGTGGTCAATGACGCACAAATTAACAAAGGAGAATTGGAAGTTTATTCCATTTAGAATTGTTCCTTCAGTTGATTATGCTCCTTCATATGATTTATTTACAATGAATGTTATAGATACCTCACCTGAAGTATTTACAGCATCAACATCTGCTAACACCGTAAATATACACTTGATTCCTGGTCAGTATTTTGTTAAAATATATGAGCAATGTTCTACTATAAACCTAAACCCTATGTTGTCTTATGATGTGGTATATGAAGGAACAGCAACAGTAAATTACTCTGGCTCACCACAAAATGAAATAGTTTCATATAGCGGAAACACAAATATATTTAAAGTATACAACGGATAATGATTAAAATAGAAAACTTAAAATTCAACAAAGCAACATTATCATCTTTTAGTGAGGTGATAAGTAAGAATGTGCCATTTATTAGTTGGGGTATGGATAACCAATTCGTTAATGAATTATATCTATTAAACGATGCCTCACCAATACAAAACGCTTGTGTTAGAAGCAAGGTAGATAATGCTGTTGGTATGGGATACATTACGGACTATAAGATTAACTTAAAAGAAAATCTTAACGATATATCCAAAAAAATATTCTATGAGTTTATAACGACTGGAAATGTGTTTTTGGAAGTAGTGTGGAAACAGGATAGAAGCCAAGGATTAGCAGGTATGTATTTAATCCCATCAAGATATATGAGGTTACACAAACCCGTAGAAATGGGTGGTGATGTTACCAAATATCTTTATTGCCGTGACTGGTTAAATTGGAGAAAAGCAGGTATGGTTGAGTTTAGTGAATTCAATCCAACGAACTTTACAGACAGACAAATTATCCATATTAAGAATTTCCAAAGCGGGTATGATTATTATGGCGTTCCGGATTGGATTTCTGTAATCAACGATGTAAGATTGAACCACGAAATTACTGTGTATAATCTTTCATTTATTTCTAATGGATTATCACCGTCATTGTGGGTTCATTTTAATGTTCCGGCACCAGATTCACAGAACGAACAGAATCAAATCCTTCAAGGAATAGAAAGTCGTTATGCTGGTGCTGAAAATAGTGGTCGTGTTATTGTATCTTATGGTGAGTCAGAACAAAAGCCAGACATTACTCAAATCGCATCAACAGTAGAAACAGGTTATTTTTCAGGGATATTTGAGTTGGTTCAAAAACAGATATTGGCAGGTCATAAAATTATTGATGGTTCGTTAATTGGATTACCAAATCCTGGTGGTTTTACATCATCAGCAGACCAATTAGAAACAACATATAAGTTATTTATGAATACATCAATTAAACCATTACAAAACTTTATCAATAGAGAATTGAAACCAGTTATTCAACTTATCTATCCTGAC